GACATCATTCTTATACAGAAGATCTCTTTCAGTTTTTCCAGGGCTGAATGCCAACTTCACGAGGTTTTTAATTTGACCGCGAGTAAATCCAGCAGGAGAGAACCAAGGATCTTTCAGGCTATCACTGCGAGCAGTAATACCAGCAATATCTCCGTTCAAAGGAATGTAGCGATATACGTCAGCATACTTGTCGTACTGATACTTGTAACCAGAATCGAGGAATGCATATGAAGTATTACGCAGAAGATTTCTGAAATCTACGATGTTCTGAGCTTGTGCGTTTTCTGTTGCGATACCTACAACATCAGAGTATGCAGGAGAAACGAACACTACGCAATCCTTACGAACTTCTGCAATGTTGTCGATCAGATAGTTAGCTAGCTGAACATCGTTTGTTCCGATTGCTTTCCCTTGAAGAATAAGAGAAACATCGACTGTACTTGCATCTGCGAAGAGATCGTATGCAGCACCAACGGCTGCCATTGAAACAGTACTTTCTGTCGCGCCGTCTGTTCCGCGAACGAACGACTTCGTATAAGTCGTCGTATTGGTCGAGTTAGCAACGGTTGAGAGAGTATTCGAAGCAGCACCTGAGCGATCGTTTGTAGCCCAAATCCAGCGTGAGAAGTCGTTGATCGCTGTCTTATAATAGTTAGTTGTACCATCTTCTTTCTTGGCATCTGTGGCGCGCGAAAGGTTTTGGTAGATTTCAAGAACTTGACCAGGTGTTCCGCTGATTAGACCATCTTCGTCAACCACAACAACTGAAACTTCGTCTTTCGTAGAAAGTCCGGCGTTTGTCATCGCTTGAGATACACCTGGAGCAGAATCTACGGTGTTGAAGTATTCCCATTGACGTGTCAAAGAGTTTGCGCTGAAGTTAGTTGACTTGTTCCAAGTTGAATCAAAAACAATATTAAAGAAGATATTTGTACCATCGTCGGCTTGTGCGCCTTTTGAGGTGACCTTCATATTCTGCTTACCAATAGTAGTATTACCAACTTCTACGAAGTCACCAACTGTTAGCTTGTCTCTTACTGCAGTAACTGCAAGACGTGCTTGAGCGAGCGTAAGGCCAAGATCAGTCGCTGATTGTTTTGTAAAATATACGTCTGAGTTAGCTGCACCGTTCGAGATGGCAACGTTTGCTCCACCAGATGTTAACGAGAGAGTAAAGCCGGTTGTATTCGCTCCAGTAATGAAGTACGATGTACCTTCTGATAAACCTTGAATGCTATTCGCGGTCGAAGAAGAGCCCTTTGCATACCATACTGCATCGCCATTCGTAAACAGTGTATTTGCGGTTGCAAGAGAGATAAAGTTAGCTGATACGCCGTTCGATCCAACTGTTCGTGCTGTCGTAGCAGCTGCTACACGATCTGCGAAATCGTCGTTAGACCATACGAAGACAACGTTAGCAGTATTGCTGCCGACTGAAATCGATACATTCGCTGATGTAAGATCTGCAAGAGCATATGCGTTTGCAGTTGTTGAACCGTAAGAAGTATTGGTTTCGAATGTAATTGTTTCAGAAAACTGTCTATCGCTATCGCACATTGAAACTTTCAGAGAGTTACCGAGTGCACCAGGATAACGAGCTACAAACTCTGTTCCTGTAAATGTTGCATTCGCTGCACCTTTGTTTTCGAATTCTTCGGAGTTTCTAACAACTACGTTTGATGCAACGACTGCAGCTGTATCACCAGCATAAGCAGAAAGAGTCGTAGTATTTGCAAAGAATGAAAGAACCGCAGAAGCGCTTGTAGTAGCTGCTCTCGAAATAGTAGTAGTGGTATTGGAAACCGCCGTAACGAAGGTATCATCGGGAATGCCATCGCCTTGTACGAGATTACCAACTGTAAGGCCAAGAGCCGCGCCGTTCGATGTGGCAAGCGTAGTATTACTACTAAGAGTAACAGTCGCTGTATTAGAGAAACCTGTTGTATTGGCAGCACGCGAAACATATAGAGCATTGCCATAAGAAAGGAAGTTTGCTGCTGTATAGAAAGTTTCGTAGTTGTCCGAGGTCGGTTTACCGAAGCGATTTGCGAGTGTATTTTCTGAATCTACAAGAACAAACTTTCCTACTGGTCCCCAACGAAATACTCCGCCGAAACCGCCGACCGTAGTCGCAAGTGCCGGAACAGTTGTTGTAAGATCAATTTCGGAAACATTGATTCCTGGGCTGACTTGAAACGCCATTGTTATCTCCCTTTAAAGGTTAGTCATGTAAGTTGCATTTGCTTTATTTATAACTTCAAAAAATTAGGAGATCTGTTAACAAAAGCTTTCGGTAAGCGGATGTTTAGTCGTTCCCTAGCAGAATCTAAATTCTCAGATAGTAGTTCATCATAATTTTCGGCTAATAGAAACTTAGCCCTTTTGCCATTTCGATACGCTTCATACACCATTCGAATTCGAGTAAAAGCTTCAGAAGGATGTCTTATCAAAAGTGTGAATAAGATACTTAAACTAATTACTAACCATGCAAGCGAGCGTGTTTGTGCATAAGAAAACATGATCATGCACATTTCTCCTTCTGCAGTCGTAGGATAATTTGTTAAAATGTGCCATATATCATGAGTATCACGGTATCTTCTTGCCATCCAACTGTAAGGATGTTTAGCTTCAATCCATTGATCAGCAGCATTTTTTCTACTCATTGCTACAATAGCTAATCGATGGTGCTGAAAACAATCAGCAGCTGCTTTGCCAACAGATTTTTCAGGCCTATTCACAAGACCAGGCAAATATTCTGATATTTCTTCAGACTTATATGCCATCTCTCCGCCCGTTCGAGTTTCGAGCATCTTTTTATATGTGTACTTTAGAGAAGGACCGCTGCCATGGCGTACTACTTGTAAAATAAAAATTAAAGCTTTTCCAGGATTATTCAGTGCATACTTCATGGGTTTAATTAATTTTCTGAGATTAAGTCCGTATTCATCTTTCATATCAAAAGTTTCCTTCAAAGAATCCCATCTTCTTGGCAACCCAGAAATCGTCTTTTGGTCCACCGTCGAAGAGTGGTTCGTTTACTTCTTCGTCATGTGCATCATCGCCTGTACTCATCAGTCCAAATGGTAGCATCTGTTGCTCGAGCATCTTCTCATTCTGCTCATAGATTTGCATACGAATATCAACATTCGTAATTTCTTTGAGATAAGGCTGCGTAGTCAACCAAGCAAAAAGAACACAGCACATTGCCATATCATCGTTACCGTCTTCTGCTTCGTATGACTGATTGCCCTTTAGACTGTTCTTCAGTGAGAATCGAGTCAACTCATAGATAGTGTCATAATCATAGATTAAGAACTTATCAGATTCTACAAGAGTCTTGAGTGTGGCGCAGCCAACTCTCTTGACTTGCTTCGTAGTCTTGACACCATAGTGAGTCGTCGTAGCAAATCCACCTGACAGACTTTGTCCTGTTCTGCCGTTATTTGCAGTCACGAGCACACCGTCATACTCAAGATCATAGTGTAAGATGTCAGCCACCTGCTGACCAATATCGTTTGTTTCGACAAGAACAAGAGCATCGTTATATTTGATGGCCGCATTATAGATAATGTTCGGATAGATCATCGGCGATATTAAGTTGTTTCGATATGTTGCCACCTGTCGATAGGGCATCGTCGATACGTTGACGACAATGAAAGCAGAATAGTCGGCTCCGGCTCCTCGAGAAGTATCAACTACAATAGCATAGATTGTATCTGGTTCTGGCTCTTCATAGATCTTAAGCCCTCCATCTGCAGATGCAATCGGATGTTTATAGACCATATTACGAAGTTTGGTAGGATGGATCAGAGTGTTAGAAGATCCAAGGAACTCGCACTCATATTCTTGTCTGAACTGTTCTTCAGACGTATTACTGATCGTCTGTTCTCTCCATGCTTCGTCGCGGCCAGGAATCTGTGACCAGTGAACATCGACACGAGCATAAGCATTTCTACCCTCTTCAGACTCTGTCCAAATGCGGTAAAACATGTTCATACCGTTCGGCGTCGAAGTCACGAGAACCTTCGAACTTTGACCAGATGAAATGGTAGGATATACCGAAGCGAAGAACTCGTCTTGAATGTTGGTCGGAACGAAGGCAAACTCGTCGAGATATACCATGTTCTGAGACGTACCACGAATAGCAGAAGATGAGGTAGCCGAGGCAAGGATTTCAGATCCGTTCTCGAGCTTAATGTTACCCTTGTTCCATTCGGTAACACCCATCTGAAGCCACTTCGGTAGGTGTTCGAACATCAACTGAATACGACCAAGGATTTCTCGAGCCTGTCTGTCTTTATTGGCCAAAATAGCGATCGAGTATTCTTCGTTGAATACGATCTTCCAAAGCAAGTAAGCGGCAACAGTAGTCGTCTTACCAACCTGACGAGGCATCTTACAGATTACAAAGCGATTCTCTTCGAATGCGAGGATCATTTCCTTCTGGAATTCCCAGAGCGGGAACATGATCAGACCCTTATCGATGTTTACGATCTTACAATAAGTTAAGATAAAGTAGATCGGATCCTCAGAGCATTTGATATACTCTGCGACTTGTTCGGGAGTATACTCGACCTTTGTATCTGCTCTCTTAAGTCTCGGATTACCGAGATAGTTTTCACTCGCCATCTTTGTGCTGCTTCAGATATTTTTGTAACTCTGCAGTCGAACCTACGAAAAGATTGTTTGTGACTTGCTGAGGAGAGGCCGAAGGATCATCTTCCATGATCTTCTTCTTTTTCGCCTGAAGATCAAGTAAGTCCTTGCTGGCTCCAACCATCGTGCTCATCATGGTAGCCAAAACTTCATACGCTCTTGGATGCTGGCTCTGTTTGGCCACATCCATCAAATCAAAGAGTGCTTCTTGACCCTTATTGATGACTTCCATCATGTTCTCGCGAGCATACTCAAAATCTGCCGAGACTTGAGTGCTCATCTTCTTTTCGATCACAGCTGGTAAGTTATCGCCAGAGGCGATGTTTAAAAATTTATCAAGTTCATTGCTCATTAGATATTCTCAGTAATTGTATTAATAATGGCATAGTCATCTGTACTTATAATATCTTCATATGAAATACTTAAAGCAGTGTTGGTAGTAGGTTGTCCGTTCGCTGTGAGTCCAGGGCGTGAAGTCACTACTATCGTATTCGCTGTGCTATTAGTATTTCCTGTCGCAACATCTTCTGGAAATCTAAATACAGTTTCAGCATGTTTAATTAGTTTTGATTTCTTCGTTGGTCCATACAAGTAACCTTTCATCGTAAAGCTAAGCGTCCAGATCAGTGCTCTTCTTTGTTCAAAGCTACCTTCATATTCATCTTGAGAAGTGATACTATTTAGAATGATAGGAATGTCTCGAGGGCCATCGACTTCAGGAACAAGATTGACACTCACTGTAAAATCAGGAGTAAAGTACGGAACTATTTGCTCTACGATACGAGTGCCATCTTCGGCGTTCTTGACCAAGATATTCATCTCGAATTGCATGTCATATGGAACAGGTTGATACTGATATTTGACTTCGTCATCTGTGCCGGCAGTGGTAGATTGTTTCGTCAGCTTATTCAGAGTATTCAACTTACGAGTAGGATCATACTCCATGGTCGTCATTTCGAAAGAAATACGAGGAAGAATAATACCAACTTGATTATCGAGTCTTGGACTTTGCTCGAGTCTTGAAAGTACTTTGTCTTTTGGGCCGTATGTCAAAGGAACTTTCAGAGTCTGAAGCACTTCTCCGGCATTGCTCAAGCGATTAATATAGATATCGTTAAAGACAGTTCCGAATACGATGATGTATTTTCTTAAACTATCATGATTCCATGTTCTTCCAAACATTATACTTGTCCCTCACTAAACGGATCGATTTGCGTCCAGTCAAGGATACTGTCCCCGTCTGTTTCAAACTCTATATTATCTTCGAATGCATCTCCGGCTTGTGTGCCAAAATCATAGCTGCCTTGTATGATTGGATTTCCTTCTTGAGTAACCAGAAGTAAACCGTCATTCGTCAAGATTCCAAACTCGTCGAGGCTGAGGCTACTCAATTTCTCGATACTATCAATGGCTTCGATGCCAGTATTTAACTGCTCACTGCCATATTCAAACATCTCGCAAACGAGATCATACATCTGAATAGCACCCATCTGATAGAAGACAGGAGTTTTATTGACGTATTTGACATACATCAAACGATCTGCCATAGCAAGATAAATGAGATCACCTTCTTGAGGACGATCGATCATTTCTACTGAGCCAATCTCATTCATAAAGTTACGAACGGACACGGTAAATGTAACCTGATCTCTGATTTCAAGACCAAACTTCGACAAGAATTGTCCGTCACCTTCATAACTCTCATAACTACGAATATACATGTCAATTAAGTAAGAACTGTTGTACTGTGATAATGCATCTTCTTCGTAGACTTCGTCTTTTTCTACGAGTGTACGAGGACAGTAGAATACATCATGCCCATAAATTTGAATAGACTCGAGAACCAGATCTTCAATTAAGACCTGCTCTTGGCTATTTGTAAAGTTGTTGAAATAGAAATTGGTCGACATGTATTATCCAATCATATCGAGAACCGGCAGAGAATAAGAAGAAATCATCTCGTCTTCGAGTTTTTTTCTTTCGGCTACGGCATCATCGTAGATTTTCTCTCCGTTAAACTGCACTCCACCAGGTAAAGACATTCCAGTAAACTTTGTAAGGTTTGATCCCCATTGTTCTTTAATCAGAGTCGTTGCGTAGTTCTGAAGCCAACGATCGTTATAAGCATCTGTCCATGTTTCTGGATCAATGACTTCGTAAGCTTCGACGAGTAAGAATTCGCCGACAGCAACTGTATTCCAGTCCATATCAACGTGTAGTCGATCTTTATGGCGAGAATAACGAATCGGCTGTTTACCGACAAGAAGCTCGTTCATCAGAGCAAGATGTTCCATCACCATGTAGTATGGAACAAGAGACACGTTAGTTAGAGTGTAGAGATCGTTTAGCGCAATCTGATAGCGAATATTAAAAAGGTCGTCAGAGCGAATCGAAGGATCACCCATCGAGAAGATGCTGACAGCACCGATGATATTCTCTGGAAGAGTGATATACTTGTTAGCCACGTCTGTCGACGTAATAGCATGCTTGTAGTATACTCTTTCTGAACCATCAAAGTGATAGTCATACCAGTAACGTAAAGCTTCGTCCACACGATCATCTACCTGATCTTCGTCGACATTGATCTCAATTACTGGTTTGCCGAGCTTACGAAGGCAATACTCTTTAAATGTTGCTTTTGTAGTAGGAGTGGCCATCGAATACCTCTTTATTATATTTATGTGTCTGGCTATTTATAAGCCGTATAAATACAACAAGTACAACATGAGGACTTGAAATATTATGAATTTAGACTTGATGATTATTGATAATTTCTATACAAATCCCGATGCTGTTAGAGCCTATGCTTTGACCCAAGAGTTTGATGTAACTGGCAACTATCCTGGCAAACGAACTCAATCTTTTCTGACAGACGATGTTAAAGCATGCATTCAGTACTGGATGAATTTTGCTGGTAACATTACCAACTGGTACGAAGACTCAGGTTATACCGGAGCTTTTCAGTATGCCACAGCCCAAGATCGTACCTGGATTCATTGTGATCATACGAGCATGTGGGCAGGAGTATGTTACTTGACTCCTGATGCACCGCTATCGAGTGGTACTGCTATGTATCGGCACAAGGAATCAGGAGAATGGCGATCGCATGAAAACCTTTACGAAGGATACGACTACACCAAATGGGATAAAGTAGATTCGATAGGCAACAAGTATAATCGACTTATTCTTTATCGTGGAGATCTCTTCCATGCTAGCCTCGACTACTTCGGCAAAAACTTATATGACGGGAGATTGTTCCAGACATTCTTCTTTGATACGGAGAGATTCTCATGAAGATATGTAAGGTAATATGGTCGACGAATCGACTCGAATATTTGATTCCTACTCTAAAATCACAGCGTGATATGCTAAACTTTGAAGGATGTGAAGTCGAAGGCATCTTTATTGATGATATGCCAAAAGGTCGCCATGATGGTACGATGTTCGAGCTAGCCAAGAATTTTGGCTTTACTGAGATCTTCCTACATCAGCAGAATATGGGTTTACCATACGTATGGAATCGAACCTTCGAATTGTTGAGAGAACGAGATTATGATTACGTTTATCTATCTGAAGATGATGTGACGTTCAACTGTCCGATTCGAATGCTCGACATGACTCAGATTCTTCACGACTATCAAAAAGTTTCTCAGGTATGTTTAACAAGGCAAAAATGGTATGATTTTGAAGAGGAAACACAGGCTTATGAAACAGACATTACATTCGGAAAATATCGCGGCGAACTTTCTGAGGCATATTTTTGGAGTTTGGCGAGTATTTTTCCTCGCGCGATAGTAGATCTTCCACATGCCGAATCAGTAGGTGAGAAAAACTTAAGCGAGTATGTTGTAGCGAAATCATTGCAGCAACTTGGCATGCAAACTTGTAAGCTCAAGACCGAAGAAGGCCATA